GGAAGAAGATGCACATCAAGATCGATTAAGTAAAATTGCTGCTCTTCTTCCTTTTATTGATGCTCACGCTGACATTCTCGCTCAAGTAGCTACATCTGCATATATGTTAGATGCTGACAAAGAAGAGGCAGAGGTTCCTTTAGAAGGCTTAGACCATTTAAATCAATTGTTTAGAATGGTGGCATTAGCTTCTTCAGTATCGTGCGTATCAACACTGGCAAACATTGGTTTAATTGAATCAAAGGTGGGTATAAATAATGAGTAACAGTAACTGGTGGGCAAAAAAACTTGGAAACAATGGTCCTATGCCGGACACCCCACCTATGTCACCTATGCAACCAAACATTTACCGGGCACCTCAACAGACACCTAACGTACAGGTTTCTTATGATCAACAACAAGATCAATTAATTTCTAAAGCACAAAGTGCTAGAGATAGCGAACGTTGCCCCGGATGTATGTCTGGCAATTACATGGCCCCTGTTGGCACTCAACGTAAACGTTGCTATGATTGCGGATATCCAATTGTTCAAGCTGGTACTGGGGCAGGTGGTACAGGTTCTTCTAGTAGCGGTCCAACAATTGCTGCTAAGCAACCAAATCAAAGCGGTGGATTTAATCCAACAACAATCGTAGGGAGACTTGAGTAATGGCACTAAACGCAGAGGCACTAAAGATTGCAGCCGGTATTAATAAGAAGCTTGGAGCAAACACTGTTGTTCTAGCTGGTGAGGCTCGACTTTCTCAACGCATTACCTCAGGTTCTTTAACACTTGACGTTGTTCTTGGTGGAGGTTGGCCAATGAACCGTTGGGTAGAGCTTGTTGGTGAAGCATCTCACGGTAAAACAGCTATTGCTTTAAGAACAATTGCGGCTAACCAAAAGATTAATCCTGAATTTACAGCGGTATGGATTGCTGCTGAAGACTTTGATTCAAAGTACGCTGAGCTATGTGGTGTAGACAATAGTCGTGTACTACTTGTAGAAACTAACAGCATGGAGGATGCATTTGATTCGGTTATTCAGTTCATGGAAAGCAAGGCTGTTGACATGGTTGTTGTGGATTCCCTTCCAGCCCTTGTTCCTAGCGCAGAAGATGAAAAGCATATGGAAGAATTTACTGTGGGCCGTGGCGCACTTATTACCAATAAGTTCTTTAGAAAAGTGGCGTCAGCTACCAAACGAGACCTCATCGAATCAGAACGACCAGTCTTAGGAATTATGATTAATCAGTACCGTATGAAGATTGGCGTTATGCACGGAGATCCTAGGACTACCCCAGGTGGTTTGGGTAAAGACTATGCATACAGCGTACGGTGTGAGGTTAAGCGTGATGACTGGGTTGAGGTAGGTACCGGAGAAAGCAAACGACGTGTAGGCCAGACTATTCGTGTCCGTACTATTAAGAACAAGACTTTTCCTCCACAGCAGACTGCGTACTTAGATTTTTATTTTGCAGATGGGGGCGCAATTGATGCGGGAGGTTATGACACCGGTAAAGAGATTGTTGCCTTGTCTATTCTCAATGGCATCGTAGATCGCCGTGGCGGTTGGATGTACTACGGAGAGCGTAAATGGCAGGGGGCACAGGCTCTTATTGATTCTCTACGTGAAGAGATTGAGCTTCGTGAAGAGTTAAGTAAGGCTGTTATGAGTACTATTAAAGCCCAACCTATATTGGCTTTAGATGAAGAGTGAAGGACAAAAGCAGTCTCTAAAGCATGAAAAGCGTTTAGAGAAACTTGTGGACGGCAAACGCTCAGCTGCATCGGGTGCGTTCTGGTCACGTAAAGGGGATGTTAGAAGTAATGATCTTTTGATTGAGCACAAATGGACTGGTAAAAAATCAGTAACCATTAAATCAGAAGTTCTTAAGAAGATTACTACCGAAGCTATCCTCGATAGTCGTATACCGGTTTTAGGTCTTCACCTTGATGGCGAGAACTATGTAGTTTTAGGAGAGGAGGATTTCTTTGAACTTCGTAACGCACTCAGGGGTGACTAAATGGAACATGACGACGAGCCTACTTGGGCTTGGAGATATCAAGCTAAATGCCGTGGAGAAGATACAGAGATATTTTTCCCACCAAGAGATAAAGCTTTATACAAACCGATAGCGGATAAAGCTAAGGCAATTTGTTGGGGAAAGGACGGGCGCTCAGCTTGTCCAGTTCGCAAAGAGTGTCTTAAAGAAGCTATCATAAACGATGAGTTGCACGGCATCTTTGGGGGCATGTCCCACAGAGAGAGAAACGCAGCAAAGCGTAAATATGAAAAACAAGGTTTAACACTAGAAGAATGGATAGACCAGGATGGCAAATACGGGCAAACCTAAGACGGTTTCTTTAAAGGCATATCTAGATGCAACTAAACGAGATACTCGTTTAATGGGCGCTATTGAGCGCCACTTGTTATCTAAGCCTTTTGATACTCGTCGCATGGATATTATTCACCCATCCGACATGATTAAGCCTGAGTGGTGTCACCTTGCCCAATACCACGCTATTAAAGGTAACTATAAAGAAGTTCGTGAGAAGCCTACTCTTCGTTTGCAATCTATTTTTGATGAAGGCCACACTATCCACGCTAAGTGGCAGAAGTGGCTTACAGAGATGGGCGTTCTTTACGGTAAGTGGGAGTGCTCAGAGTGTGGCCCTTCAGACTGGGAACTTGCTGCTGATCTAAACTTTGATGATCCAGAGTGCGGTACGTTTACTTACAACGAAGTTCCTTTGTGGAGTGACAAACACAAGATTGGTGGACACTCCGATGGTTGGGTAAAGACTCTTGGAGAAGACTGCCTTATTGAGATTAAGTCTATTGGCGCTGGAACACTTCGTTTTGAAGCACCCGCTTTACTAGCTCAGTCTGATGGAGACTTAGAAAAAGCTTGGCGCAACATACGTGCGCCTTTCCGTACTCACCAACTACAGGGTCAAGTTTATCTACACCTTACCCACCTAATGGTAGGGGCCGGAGATCTTCCTTCTGCTCCAAATGAGATTGTATTTATCTATGAGCTTAAAGCTAACCAAGATTATAAAGAGTTCACTGTTAAGTACAACCCAGAGTTTACTAAGGATCTATTTGATCAGGCATTGGACATAGCTTGGGCAGTTGACAACAACCGTCCACCTGTGTGTAATATTGACCCTATAGCCGGATGTAAGCGGTGTGAGCCTTATAAGGAGAGTACCGATGCCTGATTACGATTACAAGTGTTCAAAGTGTCAAGAAGTAACAGAAAGTTTTTTCCCTATTAGCGATGGGCCATCACCTGCAATTGTATGCAAGTGTGGCGGTGAAGCGTTTAGGCAGTATTCTCCGTTTGGCATTCAACTTAAAGGTGGAGGGTGGGGCGGCCAATGAGCATTAGCCGTAAAGTATTAGACAGTCTTGGAGAGCTTGGGTTTACTCTTTCTCCAAAACCGGGTTACGAAATTCCAGAACTTCCTCGTGATATTACTGAACTAGATGACGAAGGTCTCATGGATCTTTTTGTACAGTTTACTCAATGGAACGATCACCTATCAGGAGCTCATGCTATTGCTGTAATTAATGAACGCGAAGCACAGCGCAACGTAGATGTAGCAGAAGCTGGTGCAATGCTTAAGAACTGGACTGGTACAAAAGGCGGAGATAAAGTAACTGTTCTTAAAGCACAAATTGCTGTATCTCCAGAAGTAAACGATTTGTACGATGACCTAAATACTCGTTACGCATTTCGTAAACTTCTTGAGACACGTGCTCTTAGCGTAGAGCGTGACTCTCAAGTAGTATCTCGTGAATTAACACGCCGTACATCAGACGGTGGTGGTATGCGATCTAGGACCCGGAGGTTTACACCATGAGTTATGAACAGCTTTCTTTATTTACTGATGAAGAGCTAGGCTTACCCAAGAGCCCTACCGGTTACCCTGGTTATGAAATCATTGGTTTGACTGGTTACGCACAGTCTGGAAAAGACACTGCTGCTTCTGTATTGGTAAACAAATACGGTTACAGAAGGATTGCATTTGCGGACAAGATTAGGGACTTTTTGTACGAAATTAATCCTATGGTTGCGTGCAGCCCTACAGGTTATTTGCAAGACCTTGTAAACTTAGTTGGTTGGGATAACGCAAAGCAAGAGCCTCAAGTTCGTAGGTTATTGCAAGACTTAGGTAACTCAGCTAGAAAATTATTTAATGAGGACATTTGGATTAGCGCTGCTCTAAGCACCATAAAAAGTGGTGAACGTGTTGTGGTAACAGATGTTAGATTTAAGAATGAAGCTGAAAAGATTAAAGAGTTAGGCGGTCAGCTCTGGCGTGTAAAGCGTGCTGGGTTTGGTCCAGTAAACGACCACGTTTCAGAATCTGAATTAGACGGGTACAAAGTAAGTCAAATTTTTGTAAACAACGGTACTTTAGAAGATTTAGAAAACCTTATATCTATAAGAATGGAAAACAAAAATGGGAAGTAACAAAGAGCCTTTAGTTATTTATTGGGCTCCAGCAGCCTATGAAAGCGATTTAGATTCTTGGTCTTTACTTTACCCCGCACCAGTAAGTTTGTCCTCAGAGGTAAACTCGTTGCGTAGTCTGGAAAAACTTGGTGGAGACAACCTTTATGCCTGCCCTGCTCATAGGGACACTACTAATAATATTTTTGTTTTTAAAAACGCTGTAGAAAATATAGTTAATTTTCCAGAAGGGTTTTTAAAGGCTGCAGCAGAAGAAATGTCAAAATCTCCTAACTACGCTACTAATTCCCTACCTTTTGGTTCTGAATTACAATCTAGGGTGTATTTAAACGTGCTTCGTAAATCTTCTTTTGATGGCTACGCAAATGTTTTGTACAATATGGCTTGGCTTTTTGTAGCAGAAGACCCTGTTATTGCTAAGTTTACTCCTCCGTATTACCCACATTCAGCCCCAGCAGACGGCGCAATGCTATCTATAGGGCAGTTTGATATTGGGCAATGGTTTAGATCATTCCAGTTGGACTACCACATTCCGTTATCTACGGATAAGTTAAGTTTTTATGAAGAAGATCCTTTGTTTTATATGCAAGTTCTTACAGATAGGCCGGTTGTATTTAAACGGTTTATGAGAACAACAAAGATTGCAAATTTGCATTTAGAGCTTGGTGCAGCTTCTATTAGGTACGGGTTATTTAGATCCTTAACTGAAAAGTATGCTATGGCAAAAAATGCTAAAGTTAAAGAACAACTTATGCACGAAATTAAACAAAATTTAGTAGAATAGGGTAAAGACGTGGAATCTTTAGACGACGATATTAATTGGAAAAATTTATTTTTTAGGGTTGGTAGGGAGCTATACATCTCTATGATTACTGAAAAAGAAGAGTGGTTAAAGGAACGAGGCTTACCAGAAAATTTTGAATCTGAGCATGCTTTTATAAATCATAATCACTACGATCCTTTAATTAGGGAACTACTTGGGCGTCATTGTATATCTAGAAACAACTTTTTTACTTGGAATGGCCAGAATCCAGATATAGAGTTTGTAAAAAACTTAGATAAAGAGTTTGGCTACTATGTAGAGGGTGAGTGGTCTAATGACCACTAATAGTAGAAAACACCGTGGCTATAAGTCACAGAAAATTGTGGCTAACTATTTAGTCGCAAACGGCTGGCCGTATGCAGAGTCTACCGGGGCTGGTCGTTCGGGTACTGACGTTACTGGAACTATCGGCATTGATTGGGAAGTAAAGGCTCGCACAGGATTTAATCCTTCTGCAGCTATAAAACAGCTAAAAGATCGCCATAATGGCAAAGATTTGCCCGTAGCTGTATTGCGACTTAATGGTCAAGGCGAGGCTACTATTGGCGAATGGCCAGTAATACTAAGGCTAGAGGACTTCGTAAACCTCTTAAAAGAGGCCGGATACGCTGACGGAGCCTCTTAAATCACGTACCGTTTTCCTTAGAGGGCAACTCTAAATCGAAAACTAAGGACTACAAACTCGTGATTGAAAAAGATAATGAAGAGAAGTTCCTGCGTGTAAGCGCCGGTTCTAACGCACAATCGGTAGGTTCTGCAATTGCTCACGCATTGTATGAAAACCCACAAGTAAAAATTCGTGCAGTTGGTGCCTCAGCAGTAAACCAGGCAGTAAAAGCTATTGCTATCGCTAGAGGCTACGTTGCCCCTAGAGGTCTTGACCTAAATTGCCGCCCAGGATTCACTACCGTGGATTCCCGTGACGGACAAATTTCCGCGATAGTCTTTACTATCAATGTAAGTTGATATATTCTTGTATTAAGAGATCTCACAACAGTTAGGAAAACCATGGCAAAAAGCTCAATCCCAAGCCCTGACGAGGCGCTTGCAGGTATGGCAAAGCAAGGTCGCAAGCCTATGATGAAAGATGGAATTAAGTTCACTGCTCCATCTGCATCACCAGAAGCTGGCACACTTGTTAAGAAGAAAGGTGCACAGGCTGGGGATCCATATGCTCAACCTATGGGCACACGTAGCAACGTTTCTGCTACAGGCCAAGATCGTGCAGGAGCTGCGTATTCAATTAAGGGCGCACCTCGTTACACAAAGATGACCGACCCAGCTGCAGGAGCAACACAGGCTAACGGCCGAATCATTTCGACCGCTGCAAAGCGTGATCGTTCAAACTTTGATTCTGGTAATAGCACTTCTTACTAATTTGATGTATGCTAGTCACTAGGCCTTGGGGTTTCCTCAGGGCCTAGTACTGTAATTGGACTAAAGTATGGAGGGCACCAATGTCGTTGCAAGATTTGTACGCAGAGGCAAAGTCTTTAGGTAATTTAAAACTTTGTATTGTAGGACAGTGGGCTGATACGCTCCCAGAAGAAGATAAAAAAGTACTTGATATAGCTATTGAAGATGATGAGCTAAGTACAAAAGATTTATTTATGTTACTCCGACGTGCCGGTGGAACATTTGGCAAGACTGCCGTTCGTGACCATCGCAGAGGAGATTGTGTATGTCTTTAGCAGACGATTATAACGAAATTATAAAAGCTGGACAAGAAGGTTCTGACAAGTCAAGTAAAAATATTCCAGAAGCATGGCGACCACGTTCTGAAATTGGAACAGATGGTGGCTTTATTGTTTCTACTCCACGCCCAGATGGAAATACTCCTGGCGCAGAAGAAATTCTTATTGAAGCAAAGCTAGATCCAGCTGAGTGGACTGTTGTATCTCATCGACGTTCACGTTGGCAAACATTTAATGGGGACTGGCTAGAATCATTTAGAGTTAACGTTGTTCCTTCAGGCAAGTCAACTGCACCTGATTACGATCTAGAACAACTACTATCTTTAATTGTTAACTGGGAACCTAAAGACATCCTTAGTTCTAATGGAGATCTAACTGCTGTTTACAGCATAGGAGATACTCAATACGGTAAGGATGATACGCCAGCTATTATCGATAGAGTTCTTAGATCTATAGACGAAGCTGTTGATCATCACAAGTATTTAGCTGGTAAGTACGGCATTAAACAAATTGCATTGCCACAGCTTGGCGATTGCATTGAAGGTATGACAAGTCAAAAGGGTAAGGTAATGGGACGCCATGACATTGGTGTTTCAGAACAAGTACGAGTTGGACGCCGTATGCTTCTTGCTCAAATTAAGGCGCTTGCACCTTTAACAGACAAACTTATTGTTCCGGTAGTTCCAGGTAACCACGATGAGGTACAGCGTTTCTTAGTAGGACGCCCTGAAGATTCTTGGCAGATTGACGTAGTTGCTCAGGTAGAAGACATTTGTAAAGAAAGCGAGTTTTTACGTGATCGCGTTGAGTTCCGTTATCCAGCAGCAGATGACAGTACTTTGACAGTAAACCTAAGCGGTGTTATGTACGGCATGGCTCACGGACATCAGTCACGCGACATGGTTAAGTGGTGGCAAGGTCAAGTTATGGGACGTTGTTCTGTATC